TCAGGCAACTCCCCCTACAGGACCAGGGGCACAAGTTCCATACGTACCTCCTGCACAACAACCTAATGTTCAAGTAAATTACAACCCCGACACAGATCAGTTAGTGACCAAAGCACAGAGTGCTAGGCGTGCAGATACTTGCCCGGAGTGTGGGTCAGGCAATTACTTTGCTCCACAAGGTACGCAGCGCATGCGTTGCTATGACTGCGGTTACCCTATTCAACAGACAGGGTCTGGTATCTCAGGTACCGGAGGAAGTAGTTCTGGACCTACTCAGAAAGCAATTCAAAGAGGACAATCAGGCGGATTTAATCCAACAACAATCGTAGATAGGATCGGATAATGGCAGTTATTAACTCAGAGGCTTTGAAGATTGTTGCACAGCTTAATAAAAAGTTGGGGCCTAATACTGTTGTAGCAGCCAGTGAAGTTGTCCTTACAAAGAGAATCACAACTGGTTCTCTTACACTTGATGTTGTTCTTGGTGGTGGCTGGCCAATGAACCGTTGGGTAGAACTTGTTGGCGAGGCATCTCACGGCAAGACAGCTCTAGCACTACGCACTATTGCAGCCAACCAAAAGGTAAATCCTGACTTCACTGCGGTCTGGATTGCTGCTGAAGATTTTGATTCTAAATACGCAGAGCTCTGTGGTGTTATCACTGAAAGAGTTATTCTAGTAGAAACTAATAGCATGGAGGATGCTTATGAAGCGGTTATTAAATTTATGGAAAGCAAAGCTGTGGATATGGTCGTTATTGATTCTCTTCCTGCCTTGGTTCCTGGAGCAGAGGATGAGAAAGAAATGGATGAATTCACCGTTGGACGAGGAGCTTTAATAACTAACAAGTTCTTCCGCAAGGTGGCATCCGCAACCAAAAGAGATTTGATTGAGTCAGAGCGTCCAGTATTGGGCATGATGATCAACCAATACCGTATGAAGATTGGCGTTATGCACGGCGATCCTCGTACAACTCCGGGAGGTCTTGGCAAAGACTATGCCTACAGCGTTCGTTGCGAAGTAAAACGTGATGACTGGCTAGAAGTAGGCACTGGACAGGAGAAGCGCCGTGTGGGGCAAACAATCCGTGTCCGGACAATTAAGAACAAGACTTACCCGCCACAGCAAACAGCTTACCTCGACTTCTACTTTGCAGATGGAGGACCAGTTAACGCTGGGGGCTATGATTCCGGTAAGGAAATCGTTGCTCTATCCATCCTCAATGGCATCGTAGATCGTCGGGGTGGCTGGATGTACTATAATGAGCGTAAGTGGCAAGGTGCTCAGGCTCTTATTGATTCACTACGTGAAGAGATTGACCTAAGAGAAGAACTTACCGCAGCAGTAATGGACACACTCAAGTCGACACCAGTTATTATGCTGAGTCCAGATGAAGAGTGAGGGTCAAAAGCAATCTTTAAAGCATGAAAAGCGTTTAGAGAAAGTAACAGGTGGCAAGCGCAGTGCCGCCTCTGGTGCATTTTGGTCTCGTAAAGGAGACGTCAGAAGTGACGATCTTCTTATTGAGCATAAATGGACCGGAAAGAAATCGGTAACAATCAAGTCTGAAGTGCTTGAAAAGATTACCAAAGAAGCAATACTTGATAGCAGAACACCGGTTCTCGGCCTGCATCTTGATGGTGAAAACTATGTGGTACTACTAGAGGAGGATTTTTTTGAAATGCGTAATGCATTAAGAGGTGAGTAGTGCGATATAGTGACGATCCGGATTGGACTTGGAGATATGAGGCTAAGTGTCAAGGAGAAGATACAGAGATATTTTTTCCACCAAGAGACAAAGCTTTATACAAGCCAATAGCGGACAAAGCTAAGGCAATTTGCTGGGGTAAAGATGGTAGACCACCGTGCCCGGTGCGTAAAGAATGCCTTAAAGAAGCATTGATAAATGAAGAGTTGCATGGAATCTTTGGTGGCTTATCCCATAGAGAAAGAAATGCAGCAGAGCGTAAGATGAAGAAGCTAGGTCTAACACTAGACCAATGGCTTGACCTGGAGGGTAAGTATGGCAAAACCGACAACAATTCCGAGCAAAGATCTTAAGGCATTCCTTAACAGCAGCAAGCGTGAAACACGTTTGATGGGTGCCTTAGAGCGCCATGTCCTAGCACAACCTTTTGATGAAAGAGATCAGTCTTATATTCATCCCTCAGACATTATTAAATCAGAGTGGTGTGCTATTGCACAGTACCACGCTATCAAAGGTAACTATGTAGAAACTCGTGATAAAACAACGCTTCGCCTTGCGTCTATCTTTGCAGAGGGACATACCATTCACGCTAAGTGGCAAAACTGGTTCAAAGACATGGGAGTTCTTTACGGTATGTGGTCAGACTCTACCGGTACTTCTTGGGCCGTGTCTAAAGATGTACACAAAAGTGTGGATTACGCCGAGGTGCCGCTACGTAGCGATAAATATATGATGCGTGGACATGCTGACGGTTGGATCAAAGGCATAGGAGATGACTGTTTGATTGAAATCAAGTCTATTGGTACAGGCACTATCCGTATGGAGATGCCCGCAATGCTGGCTCAATACAATAATGATATTGATGTAGTGTGGAAGAACATCCGCACACCTCTACGTTCTCACCAGTTACAGGGCCAGGTTTACCTGCACCTATGTCATTTGATGGTTGAGGAGGGGTTAATTGAGGCAGCTCCTGATGAGATTGTATTTATCTATGAGCTTAAAGCCAACCAAGAATATAAAGAATTTGTTGTCAAGTACAACGCAGAATATACAGCTGAGATCTTTGATAAGGCTAGAGATGTAGCCTGGGCTGTAGAGAATGATCGTGAACCTGTGTGCAACATCAACCTTGAAAAAGGTTGCAAGCGCTGTGCACCCTTTAGAGATGCGGAGTAAACATATGAGCGTAAGTAAGCAAGTAGTTGATGCTCTAACTGAGCTAGGTTTTTCCTTAACGCCTAAGCCCGAAGACTCTATACCACCACTACCTAGAGATATTACAGATCTAGATGATGATGGCTTGATGGATCTTTTTGTGCAGCTGACACAGTGGAATGATCACCTAGCTGGAGTATTAGCTATATCTATTATCAATGAGCGTGAAGCTCAACGATCCGTAGATCAATACGAAGCTGCAGGTATGCTGAAAGGTTGGACTGGCGGTAAAAATGATCGCGTAGCTTTAGCTAAAGCAACTATTGCAGCTACAGATGAGATGAAAGAACTTGTCCATGACCTGGACATCAAGTATGCCTTTCGTAAACTACTAGAGACTAAGACTCTTAATGTTGAGAGAGACAGCAGCGTTGTATCTCGTGAACTAACTCGTCGCACTTCAGGTGGAGATGGTTTAAGATCAAGACAGCGGAAGTTTACAACATAATGCCTAGTCAGAGTAGGAAACATCGTGGATACAGATCGCAAAAAGTCGTTGCAAACTACCTTGCAGAGCATGGGTTTCCATTTGCTGAGAGCACTGGTGCTGGTCGCAGTGGTACTGATGTTACTGGCACAATCGGGATTGACTGGGAAGTAAAAGCCCGTAAAGATTTCAATCCTAGCGCCGTTATAAAGCAGTTAAAGGAACGACATAACGGGAAAGACTTGCCGTGTGCTGTACTGCGCTTAAACGGGCAGGGAGAGGCTTCTATTGGGGAGTGGGTAACTATCCTTAGATTAGAAGACTTTGTAGGGTTACTTAGGGCAGCGGGATACGGAGATACACCGTAGTATATTCCTTAGGTGGGCGACTAAAAATCGAAACCAAAGGACTACAACTCGTGACCGATATTACAGAAGAAAAGTTTTTGCGTGTAAGCGCAAGCTCAAATGCTCAATCAGTAGGCTCAGCTATAGCGCATGCGCTATACGAAAAGCCTCAGGTGTACCTACGCGCTGTAGGTGCTTCAGCAGTTAACCAGGCAGTAAAAGCAATTGCTATTGCCAGTGGTTATGTGGCACCCCGTGGTATGAACCTGACCTGTCGTCCAGGATTTACAACAGTAGATTCTAGAGACGGACAAATCAGCGCGATTGTCTTTACAATCACCGTAAGTTAATATAGACTTTACAATGAGATCTCACTAACAGTTAGGTACTAACAAATGGCCAAATCAGATATGGATGCTGCAGCTGCAGCAGGAAATACACAGGGTCGTCAAACAATGAAGGCTGGAGAAGGAACTAAGTTCACTTCACCATCCGCTAACCCTGCTTCAGGAAAGCTTATGCCTCGCGGCAATAAGCAAGCTGGAGACCCAACCGCTATGGGAACAAAAGCTAGCCGTTCAAACGTGCCAGCTGCCCAAGGCGGAGAACGTAAGGGTGCTGCGTATTCAATCAAAGCAACCTACATGAAGTCAACATCCCCAGAGGCTGGCATGACAATGTCAAACAGTCCAATTATCCCACCAGTAACAAAGCGTGGGTTTAGTCAAGGAATTGATTCTTCATACTAATCTAGAGTATAATATTTAGTAGGGGCCTATAATCTAGGCCTCTACTAAGTAAACTAGGAGGCGCAATGAGTTTAGATGCTTTGTATAATGAAGCTAAAATAAAAAATACTTACGTAGCAGGCAAGTGCGTAGTCGGTGCTTGGGCTGTATCCCTTGATGAAAATAATCTTGCAGCATTTGAAAATTCTTTAAATGATGACGACTTCTCAACAAGAAGTCTTCATGCTTTGTATAAAACAGCAGGCGCAACATTCGGTATAACGTCGCTCAAAGAGCACAGAAATGGGAACTGTTCATGTCGCTAGAAGATTCGTACAATACCGCCAAGTCAGAACTGTCAGCAAACAGTGGCTTTAGTTCTATTGAAAAGTTACTTAGGGCTAATGGTTTAAGTCCTGAAGATGTCGGAAAGATTAGCAAGGTAAGTTTATCTACTAATCCAGATGACACTAAAATTATTCTCTCTCCTAAATGGGGAGAAGGACCAGCATGGCAGCCAGTACAACACGCAGAACCTGTTGTGATACAACCTAAGGTTCGCACACCCGCATTAATAAGCAGCAACTGGAAAGTTGCTGTAGCTCTGCCGGACCCACAGATTGGGTACCGCAGATACGAAGACGGAACACTGGATCCTTTCCATGATGAGGCTGCTATGGATGTAGCACTTCAAGTTGTTGGTTTAGACCACGGTCATCCTCTTGCACAAATTATTAACCTAGGAGACTTCCTAGACTTACCTATGTATGGTACTTATGAACAGGAGCAAAACTTTGCACACACTGCCCAACTTGCTATGAATCGTGGCCATCGTTTTCTTGCTGAGCAGCGTGCTAATGCCGGCGTGGATGCAAGAATTATCCTTCTTGAAGGTAATCACGACAAGCGCCTTACTCGCTTTGTTAACAACAACGCTGCTGCTGCTTACGGTATTAAAGTAGCAAACATACCTGATGCTTGGCCTGTACTAAGCCTGCAAAATCTTTTACGCTGTGATGAGTTAGGAGTTGAGTTCATTGATGGATACCCAGCTGCTGCACATTGGATTAACAAGCGTCTTCGTGCTATGCACGGTGATCGTGCTAATGCAAGCGGTTCGACTGCAGCGCAATATGCGAATTCAAATCCGAATATCTGCACACTTTTTGGGCATACGCATCGCATGGAACAGCAGAGTAAAACTGTGTTTGATCGTGACCAAGCGATTAAGAGTGTATCGTTTAGCCCCGGCTGTCTATGCAGAGTTGATGGGGCCGTACCTTCTGTTAAGGGTGGGGTTGATGTTAAAGGTCAGGCGCTTCAGTACTTTGAGAACTGGCAACAGGGAGTAAGCGTTATCTTCTACAAAGATGGTGACGATGACAGCTTCCACTTCGATCAGGTTCATATCCATAAGGGTAAGACAATGTACCGTGGTGAAGAGATTCATTCTACGGTTGATAAGTTTGGTACTTCGCTAGCATAACTTGTTCTGCATCTTAACTAGCCGTCAGACCAATAAAAAAGCCCCCTATTTCTAGGGGGCTTTCTTATTTAATACTTAACGATCTGCCCACCAACATCCAAGCCATGTTACTGTAACTAAAGTTACAAGAAACACCCCTTGGAATGTGATGTGGGTTAGGTAGTACATTACTTACCGCAAGTAGGGCACTTAGCCGCTACCGGTGCCGTTGGAGTTGCACCAAACTTAGGACGACCAAAGCCTACGATTGAAATCATAATCTTTTTAGGGTTCTTCTTGTAAGCACGAAGCTTCTTAGAAACTTGACCACCGTTACGCTGTGATCCCTTGTCATCTGGGCTTGTATTTCCTTCAATGCACCAGACAGTTCCATCACCGTTGTCTTTGATAACAATTCCAACGTGAGAGATACGGTCTACACCGTCTGATGGGAAATCAAAATAGGCAATGTCTCCTGCGTCTGGATCTGCGACGTCTCCGTCAATCCATGAGCCAGCCTTCTTAAATGCTGCTGCTCCACCAGGTGTGTACACTGTGTTAGGTACCTTTACACCGGCTTCGTTAGCGCACCAGTTAACAAATGATCCACACCATGGCTGAAAGTTAGCTTTAGTATATGCACCGTACTTTGTTTCGTTATCTTTAGGACCTTCAATGGTTCCAAGTTCTGCTGTTGCAACTTCAATAAGCTTAGCTGCTGTGCCGTTGTCTGCCATTATTTGTTCCAATCTTCATCTACTGGGTGCTCTTCTGGAACTTGTCCATCTGGTTTTCCAACAGTTGGCGCAATAGTTACTGCTACACCTGATTGATTAGCTTCAACTTGCAGGTCAGCTGCTGTCTTAGAATTAACATCTACTGCAGCAAATGCTGAGTT